GTTTTTTAATAAAGTATGTTTCTAGTTTTTAAGGGGTCGTTTTTCTTGGCACACATGGCACACATGTGTGAAAAACTAGAGAATAGTTATGTAAAACAACAGCTTAAGTGTGTGTCAAAACTTGGTTTTGTTTTTGGCACACAGGCCGGAAAAAATGGCACACATGACACACACCCTGTCGGGCGCGTTGCACGCCGTTGTTCAGGGACAGTTGCACATCGTTGATTGCCCTTGGATAAAGGGGAAGGCCCCTCTACCTCCTAGCGGTAGTTGATGTATTCGTCAGCGTCGACAAATGCGGAGATCTCGGAGGATTCTTCGATAGCGTCGATTGAATCGTCCATGTCGATGACCATGAGGGTGATGATGCCTACCATGATGTCGGTAGGGTTTTGTTTGGCGTAGGTAACTGCGTGGTTGCCTAGCTCTTTGGCTTTGGACAGGTTTTCTTGGTTGAGATACTTAGATTGAATGGCCTTTGCTTTGGATGTGAGTTGCTTAAGCATTGATGTCGTCCTTGATTGATTGAGCGATATAGAGTGAGAGGAAAGAGATGACCCCGATGAATACGCCAGCGATTAGCGAGTTGATCGAGATGTAGGGTTCTAGGTCGATGTAAGTTAAGCCGCCTTGTAGAGCGAGCATGGTTGCGAAGCCAGATAGAAACAGGATGAATGATCTAAGCATGATTAACCTCTGATCTTGGTGAAGAAACGAGTGTCGATAGTGCCGCGTTCTTTTATGCGAGCGACGACGCTTTGAGCCGTTTGTTTTGGGTTGATAGCCAGTTGCTCTTTACGAGTTGACTCTTTGAGCAGGTAGACGTTACCGGATGCTGATTGGACGTAGATGTTGTCGGTGTTTTTGCGACCGACTAATACGCCGACTACTTGAGCCTTTGCCATGATGTCCTCCTTGGACGGTTGTTAATGACACAGACACAGCCGACTGACGAGGAGCTTGCGACGAGTTGCCACAATGACTAGGGGCAGAGGGCGCTAACCACAATCTGAAGGGGTAACTAGCTACAAGGTTCCACTTCCAGAATGCGAAACAAGGTTCCAGTATGCGAAATCGGGGAACGGGGGTCGACGGTGCAGTAACAGGGAGATAGTGCCTCAGCGATTCTCAAAACATTTTTCAAATTTTTTTTCTAAAAAATTCAGCCTAGTACTGAGGCTACTTATCGGTAGACTAGAGCGTTCCCACGCAACATTTTGTTTCTATGGCTTCTGCAACTGAACTACTTACGTGCGTGATCTGCAAAAAAGAAAAACCGCCGAAAGACTTTGCCAAAACAGATGGAGGCAAATACTTCAAGAAACGCTGCCGCGACTGCGTCCAAGACAATAATCGACGCGTATATAGTGGCACGTATCAGCAGTATCTAATGCGCCTGGGTTACAGCCTTAAGTACGCACGTAAAAAAGAAGGTGTGGAGTGGGCCATTGATTCGGAAGACCTAGCCGACCTGTGGCAATTGCAAAAGGGCAGGTGTGCAATAACAAATGTCATTATGACCCACCACCGAGACGGCAACGGTAACAAAGCTTTCAACGCATCCATTGATCGAGTTAACCCAGAAGTCGGCTATGTAAAAGAAAACGTGCAGCTAGTGTGCTACGCGGTAAACATTCTGAAAGGTTCTTTGACCCCTGACGAATTCTTCTTTTGGATCAAGTCTATATATGAACACTCTTGCGATTAAAAAGTACTAACAGTACTATTCGGCTATGAGCCATATCGAAATGTTATCCATCGACGGGCTGGAATTTGCTGTTTTAGGTACCGGCCACACGATCTGCGGCAAAGAAGTGCTGATTTATGACGGATACGCCGTCGAAGCGCTGGATTTTTGCGCAGACGAGTACCTTGAGCAGCTTGAAAGCGCAGGCATGGCGCATATGGCTCCTATATTTATCTATTTAGACAAAGGTGTGCGTGCAGAAATCTGCGGAACCAACAAAAACCTCCACTGACGTAGTCGAATTCCAATCGCACATGGCCTATATGGGCCTAAGCCTTGGAGATTTGACCGTTCAGCAGGAAAAATTAGTGATGCTCGTGCTAAGTGGCATGAGTGTAGCGGCTGCTGGGCGCGGCGCAGGGTACACCAATGCTAATGCAGTCTATGAAGCTATAAAACGACCAAAAGTAGCACAAGCGTTAGAGTATTTTCGCGAGCAGATGCGCGAAGAAGTGAAATTTACGGCGGCAAACGCCCACATCATGTATATGGACGCCTATCAAGCGTCTGCTACGGCCACCGAAATGAAAAACACGGTCGATAGCTTAGTAAAACTGCATGGTTTAACCACACCAGACAACGCAACGCAGGTAAATATCAACATCGACACTACGCCTAAACAGTTAGAGCGCATGTCGGATGAAGATCTGCTGAAAATTGCAGGCAAAGACGCTTCTTACCTAGAACCTGCGTCAGATGACTGAGGTTCGGCAACAACAGTGTCGGCGCTGTAAGAACCTTCACCCTGAGACACTGTACTCAGGTCGCGATGGGTACTGTGTGTACTGTAAAGCGGACGAAGCTGAGGCTATGCCGTCACCGGCTGCGCCAAGCGCGGAACAACTAGCGCAGCAAAGTGTTGAAGAAAAGGCACGCGCTGAATTAGCGATGAGATTGCTGACGCGTAAGCGTCTACTACCTTTTGTTGAGCGGTTTAATGCCGATTATCAGGCGGGGTGGGTACATAAAGATGTATGCAGAAGACTTGAAGAATTTAGTCGCAAGGTTGTGGCAAAAGAGTCGCCTCGGCTCATGTTATTCCTACCCCCACGGCATGGTAAGTCCACACTGGCGTCAATTGCGTTCCCAGCTTGGCATTTGGGGCGCAACCCCCAGCATGAGTTTATATCGTGCTCGTACAGTGGCTCTTTGGCTATGGGATTTAGTCGAAAGGTGCGAGGACTACTTAGAGAACCTGCTTATAAAACTGGTTTTAAAACTCGACTCGATCCCGAATCACAGTCGGCTGAGGCTTGGCTTACTTCTGCTGGTGGCGGTTTTGTTGCTGCTGGTGTGGGTGGCGGTATTACTGGGAAGGGCGCTCATGTACTGGTTATCGATGATCCTGTAAAGAACCGCGAAGATGCAGAAAGTCAAAACAATAGAGACGCAAACTGGGACTGGTACACCTCGACGGCGTATACCCGTCTGGCTCCAGGTGGCGGTGTACTCGTTATTCTTACTCGGTGGCACGATGATGATCTTGCCGGTCGCCTATTAAAAGCAGGCACTGAGGGCGGTGACGATTGGGAAGTTGTTCGATACCCCGCGATAGCAGAAGAAGACGAAGAGTTTCGGGATACAGGCGATGCTCTGCACCCAGAACGCTACAACGTCGAGTCCCTAGACCGTATACGAAAGGCGGTTGGCCCTAGAGATTGGTCAGCGCTCTATCAGCAGAACCCCGTAGCCGATGACGGTGAATACTTTACTCGCGACATGATCCAGTACTACGAGCCTGAAGACGTAGACATGGACGCTATGCGTTATTACTGCGCTTGGGACTTAGCCATCGGTAAGAACGACCGTAACGACTATTCGGTCGGCATGGTTATCGGGGTCAATGAGTTTGATGAGTTATTCATTGTGGACGTTGTGCGTGGGCGGTTTGATGGCTTTGAGATCGTAGAGCGCATCCTAGACCTATATGAAGAGTGGCGACCTTCGATGATCGGTATCGAGAAGGGCCACATTGAGATGGCACTAGGGCCGTTCCTAGAAAAACGAATACATGAACGCGGTCTGTACGAGGCTTACATCAAAGACCTAAAGACGGGCCGCAGAGATAAAGAAGCACGAGCGCGAGCAATCCAAGGACGGATGCAGCAGGGCATGGTGTATTTCCCGAAAGACGCAGTATTTACAGGGCCATTGGTGGCTGAGTTGTTGCGTTTTCCAGGCGGTGTACACGATGACCAAGTAGACGCATTGGCGTGGTTGGGTTTGATGATGACGGAGTTTGCTTCTTACCAAGCGCCTGTATTCAGGGAGCCTTCATGGCGAGATCGTCTTGAGTACTACACATCTACTCCTAAATCCAAATCGGCAATGAGCGCTTAACAATGGCTTACCAAAACAAAAAACGTAGATCCATGTCCGTTGGCGAAGAGTCGCTGATTGCGAGCACGCAGTGGGATCGATACGAACGCGCCAGAGATAACGGCCACCTTGAATACATAGAGATGGCTAAGCGTTGTGATGCGTACTATCAGGGTGACCAGTGGGACGAACAGGATGCTGCAATCTTAGATGCAGAAGGTAGACCG